AGAGAGTGAGGGTGCATATGATAGGTTGTTGGAGGAGTCACAAGTTTAGTATGAAAGTTGAAGAATTATTTGAAACACCTGATGCTGTAGCAATGATAAAAGATACTAAAGTATTTTTTAAGAAAACAGAAGAAGGTATAGCTATTGGATTTGAAGAAGATGGGGTTAACAAAGCGCAGATAATTGTGCTATAGTTTAGCAAGCGTGGTTAATAAATAGGATGATAGGTTCTTACCTAAGTCAATAGCATTATGTCAGATAAAAGAAGTCAAACATCTGCTGCCAATGGTAAAAAAGGTGGTAGACCAAAAAAACATTCAACAGTCTTAGCTGAAAAAGCTCGTGATTTTATTGCTCAAGAACTTGAGAAAAATCTAAAGCCAATTGTTAAGAAAGCTGTTGATGATGCCAAACAAGGTGATAAGGCAGCTCGTGACTGGTTGTCAGAAAGAGGTTGGGGTAAAGTTCCTCAAGCGGTATTGACTAAGGATGAGGACGGAAATGATGTTCCTTTAACAGTCCACATAATCGGTAAAGATGAGTGAAGCTCCAGTAATGGAGATACCTTATGAGTTCGAGCGTTTGCTTGACAGAGATTGGCGTGAGTGTGCTGCTTACGGTGGTCGCTACTCTTTAAAGTCTCATACTGTTGCTCGAGTTCTATTAATTAGAGCTAGACAAGAACGCACCCGTGTCGGGTGCTTTCGTGAATATCAGAACTCTATCGCTGATTCATCGCACCAGCTGTTGAAGGATTTGATTGCAAAATATAAGCTGACTGATTTTAAAGTAACTGATAAATCAATCGTCAATACTGTTAACGGTTCTGACTTTCTGTTTAAGGGATTACATAACAACGAACAGAGCATTAAGTCAACTGAGGGTATCGACATTGCATGGGTAGAAGAAGCACAGACCGTGTCTCAATCATCATTAGAAATTCTTACACCAACTGTTCGTAAGCCTGGCTCGCAGATTATTTATACTTACAACCGACTAGAAGAAGAGGACCCGGTGCATGTTCGTTTAGTAATTGAGGGTAGACCAAATACCCTGATATTAAATGTTAATTACGATGTAGCGTTAAAGTATGGCTGGATGCCAGATGAGATGAGACTGGAGATGGAAGATGATAAGGAAAAGCGTCCTGATCTGTATCGCCATAAATGGGGAGGTGAGCCACTAGCTCTAGCTGAGTCACGTATTTATAAAGGTTGGAATATTATTAAAGAGATTCCGCATGAGGCTAAGTTGGTAAGACGAGGTCTTGACTTCGGTTATAGTAATGACCAAGCGGCTATCATCGCAGTGTATGAGTTTAATGGTGGCTTGATTCTTGATGAGGAACTGTACTTGATAAAACAATCAAATGGAAACTTAGCTGACTTCATTGCTAATCAAGAAGAGCAAGTGCTAGTTATCGCTGATAGTTCTGAGCCTAAGAGTATTGCTGAGATTAAGTCGCAAGGTGTAAATATCACTGGCGCGATTAAGAAGGGTGATAAGACTGGACCACATAAAACTTATAACCGCTGGGCTATTAGTAAAGTGCAAGATAGAAAAATATCAGTTACTGAACGATCAGTAAACTTAATCGCTGAGTACCGGAAGTATATGTGGATGGAAGATAAAGAGGGTAAGATATTAAATGAACCAGATGGAGGCTTTGACCACGCACTGGACGCTGTTAAGTACGCTGTTGTGTCTTTACTGCCTAGTGTTCACAAAACTACTGTCACCATCAAAACCCCAACTCACACCGGATATAACCAAACACACACAAGTTCTAGAGTGATGCCCACAATTATACGCCCGCGCTATTGATTCTTTTTAGAAAGTATGTGCTACAATAAATTTAAATGATTGGCGATCTAAATAAAAAAGAAAATATCTCAATGTATCAACCCTCGAAAGAGGTGATTGAGCTTACTAAGATTATTCAAGAAGCTTATAAGCAAGGACATGAGATATTACATCGTAACTGGGTAGAGTTAAACGGCTATTCTGTTATTGATAGAATGAATAAAGACCAGCTAGTGTTTAACTCGTTTGTTGATGAGTCTATTGAAGATCCTCGTGATGCCTGGAAGTGGCGAGGTACTAGAGGTCAAGCGCGAAAGAATACAATGGCGATGCATGCTCAGCTTACTTCGCAATATATTATCCCTAGTATCTTCGCTCAGAATGAAGCTCAAGAACTAGACCGAGAGATGTCAGAGATTGCTGGTGACGTTATGGAATGGATGACTATTAACTCTAACTATCGTAGCTCGTTCCTATTGGCTTCGATGGGTATGTTGGTAAATCCAGTTACTTATCTTGGTGCTGAATACAATGAGGTCTTTCAAAAGATTAAAGTGCGTAACGAGAATGGTGAAGTTATTACCAAAGAAGTTATTGATGAAGAGCTGTCAGGTTTTCAAGCGCCAGTATATACAGCTGACCAAGTCTTGATTCAGAACGCTTACGAGCAGAACATACAACGTCAAAAGATGCCTATTAAGCGGCGCTTTATTGATTACCATGAGGCTGAGGCTGTCTATGACAGCCATGACAATTTCCAGTTTGTACAAAAAGGAATACAAGCATTTTACAGCTCAGATGATGGACTCTTTTATGATATTAAAGATGATGAGCATCCTAATGTAGTTGAAGAAATAACTGCGTACTCACGCCGTGATGATATGGAGGTAGTTTATATCAATGGTATCTACATGGGTGATGATAATGTTGAACACAACATGATGACTCATCGTGATAATCGTGATGTACCAAGAGTACCGCTTACTGGTTTTGGCTATGAGCGTATCGGTGAGCATTTCTTTTACTACAAATCTCTCATTAATAACGTAGGCTGGGACCATGCGCTACTAGACCAGATGTACGGTATTACTATGAATAAAGAGGTGCTTGATTTGCTACCACCAATGGTATTTAAGGGAGTTGATTCAGTTGATACTGAAGTAGTTGTACCAGGCGCGATGATTGCTTCTTCAGCTGAGAACTTCGAAGCTACACCGCTTATGCCTCGTACTGGTAATCAAGGTGGTTATCAAGCGATGCAGACTATTCAGCAATCTATTGATGATGGTTCAGTGTCAGCTCTCTCTCGTGGTCAACTACCTGACCCTAATCAGAAAGCTTACTCAGTAGCAACTGCTAATCAACAGGCTCAAATTATGTTGTCAGCTGTTGGTAAGTCTCTCGGTGAGTCAGTCATGCAATACGGTATGCTCATGCTTGATATAGCAGTTAATCACCTCACTGTAGCTCAGTTGGATGAGATTACTGGCGACCCTAAGTACCGTATGTTCATCCTAGAAGATCAACAGATTGACGGTAAGAGAGTCGACAAAAAGATTCTCTTTGACGAGACACTAGTTGGCGCTCGTCTAAGTAAGAAGAAGCGAGAAGAAATGGCAGTAGCTGAGTATACTAAGACAATGGAGAAAGATGGTTATGAGTACATCTTTAGGGTTAACCCCCACTTGTGGAGTAAGATGAAGTACATGACTCGCGTTGAGCCAGATACTATGATTCCTAAGAACGCTGAGTTTGAGAAAGTTCAAGCTCAACAAATGTATACTCTGTTGAGACAAGATCCACTTATCTCCCCAGAAACATTAGTACGCAAGCTCATTTCTAAGTTCTACCGAGGCGAAGAAAATGACTTTATGCCTGAAGATATTGCTAAAGTTTTAAACACTCAAGCAACTGGGCAAGAAGCGGCTACCCCACAACCGGGGACTATGCCAAACCCTAATCAATTACCAAACCAACCTCAGCCAATGGCTGTTTAATAATCAAATAAATTATGAAAACATCAAAAGAAAGTTCAAAGAAGAAGGCACCGGAAGCGGTAGATGAGTTTAATGGTTTCGAGTTCATTAACTCACTTAAGTACGAACGAGCAGTAGCAGAAGTCGGTAACACTGACAATAAGGAGGCTCTCTTAGTAGCGTATGACCGTTTAGGTGGCTACATTCGTTACCAAGGCAGTAAGGTTATCAACGGTGCTTTTTGGGACCGAAAGACTAAGTCAGCGGTTAAAGACCCAGCACCAAAGATTCGAAAGGTACAAGAGGCAGTAGTAGAAGAAACTATTGAAATCGCTGAAGTAGAAGCACCAAAAGAAGCCAAAGTGACAACACCAAAGAAAGACAGTAAATAATCTTAAATGAATCTGCGTAAACTAATTGTAGAAAAACTAGGCGGTTACTATCCACCAGTAGACCGACACGATGTACTAGACGCACGTGTGGCTGACCTGTTCTCCACAATCAGTAAGAATGACTTACTACGCAATGAAAGAGGCACATGGTATAGTGGTGATAGAGTTCTGACTGTACCAGAGGTGAATCAAATTAAAGCGGAAGCGCGACAATTAATTAATTCATATCTTTGGCGAGAATTGCAGAAAGATATTGAATACCACGCGTATCAAAAGATATTTACAAAATCACGAACAGAAATTGACCTTATCGGCGGAAAGTTTTTAAAACTTTACATTGATATTATTAATACCCGATTGAAAGATATTAGTTCGTAGCTTGTAGGGGGTCTTACGGGACCTCTCATCAAGCTACGAACTGTAGCTTAAAACTACGGTTTAACCGATGCCTACGCTGGCTTAAATAGCGATGTCTATATGAATACACAAGAGACTCAAGAACAAGAAGTGATAGCAGAAGAAGGAGTTGAAGAAACTGTTGAAGAAATTGCAGAATCATCTGATGATTCAACAGAAGATGACTCAACTTCAGAAGAAGCTGCTATAACTGAACCTTTACAAATCGACTACAAAGACAAATACGAAAAGTTGCAAGGTAAGATTGCTGGCGATGCTTTCAAGTTTCGAAAGAGTAAGAAAGATGATAGTGCTGAAGATGATGATTCATCTCAAGATGATGATGAAAATCGTCCACTGACTCGTTCTGAAATGGAGAAAATGCTTGAAGATCGCGAAAGTAAGGTTATCAAGCAACAATCTTCTAAAGAAGCATTAGATGTTGCATCATCATTAACTAGTAGTGAAGATGAGGCTAAGTATGCCCTAGCTTTGTGGGAAAATGTTTCTCTACCATTCGAAACAATGGAAGAACAAATGAAATTTATTGTTGCCGGTATGAATGCAGAGCGAACCATTGCTCAGAATAGTGAACTTAAACGCTCACTTAAGAGTAAAGACACTGCTCGCAAGAATACTGCTACAACTGCTCGGGATGCTCAGGTTGGTACACAACCAAAACTAGCTGCCGATATGACATCTGTTCTTAAAGCTCAAGGATATAAATTTAATTCTTCACAAAAGAATTTCCAAAAGAAGTTGTCTAATGGTAAAACATTATTTAACGACGGAAAAGGAAAAACTTGGATAGTTTAGTATTTACTTTGTAGTCACCTTTTAAGACTACAAAAAATGTCACAAGATTTACGCGTTGTCGGTCCATCTTTTAACAAAGAGTTCCGCGTTGCCGCTGCTGCAACCGCAATTAACCCAGGCGAACCAGTAAACGCTGGAGGCTCTCTTACATCTGGTGCTAACGCTAGTAATACAGCGGTTGTACTTACTGATGGAAAGCCTGTTATCGGAACTGATAACTTTGCTGGTATTGCTGCTAAAGCTGGAACACACACTGCATCTGCTGCTGGTGTTGTTTCTGTTACTAGAGTTTATCCAAACATCTCAGAAATCTGGGGAGCTGCTAAGTCTGCTGCTGCTATAGATACTGATGCTGAACTACTCGCTATCCTATTGGACGCGGTGCTATTCGATTTAACATCATCTCTTTACACAATCGACTCAGCTGCGGCTGCTAACACTTCAGGTCTAACTATCATTGATGGTAATACCTCACGAGGTGAACTAGGAGTTATTGTTGATCCGCGAGCGATGCGAATCTCAGTATCTTAATTATTAATCTAATAAAATAATCATATATGAGCGATTATACAGGCGGACACACTGGCGGATTATCCCCAGACGCAGTACAAACTGAAATTGATTCAGTATTGTACGAAACTGAAGCGGAGCGTTCAATGCAGCCTTCATACGTTGGAGCTGTAAACGGTACTTTCTTCAAGCAAGGAACTACTGACCTACGTAAATTCATCTGGGATGAAGATGCAGCGGTACCAAACCTTGACGAAGTAGCGGAACAAGAAACTGTTCCTGGAGTTAACACTTTCATTGGTAACACAAAGGAAGTGTCTCTAACTAAGAATATGAACGACCTACCAGTATCATGGGAGGCTTTCAAAGTTGGTGGTATCGGAGCTGGAAAGCGGGCGCAACTTGGTCGACAAGTAGCGGACGCTATCATCCGAACTCGAGACGAAAAAGCAATGGTTAAGACTTACGGAGATGCTTTTGATGGAACTTACTACACAACACCGGATGGAGACGCTCTTTACTCAAACTCACACACTACTCTACGTGGTGATACTGTGGACAACTTAGAAACCGGAGCTTTGTCACCTGATACCCTATGGGCATCTTTCGTGTCAATGCAAACACAACTAGGTCAGCACGGTTCAGTGAACGGGTATCTAGTAAATGGTGTGCTTACTTGCGCTACACAGTACAAGAAGCTAAAGGAAATTCTTAACTCTGAAGCTATTGCTGATAGTGCTGAGAACAACTTGAACATCTTTGAAACAGACTATGGTCGAGTTTCAATTGGTCAATCACCATTCCTTAACTCTGCTGCTGATGCTGGTACTTACAAGGCAACTGCGGTTCACCTTGTATCTGCACAACACAACATCATGCGAAAGGTATTTGCTGGAATCGAGACTACTCTTATTGAACCAAAGTACACTACAACTCACAGTTACGTGTACCGATACGGATTCGATGAGCAGTCATTCCCAGGTACTTGGAGTGGAATGGTTGGACTACAAGGAGCATAGATTATTAACTAACCAATCAGATATATGTTTGATTTAAAGACGACTGTTACAGCCCTGATAGTATCATTTGTGGTGCTATTTGGAGCTTTGACAGTAGGGCTGGTTGGTGATAATCAATCAGACGGAGTTGGAGGTTACACTAGATTGCCGAACAGTGATTTTTCAGCACAAACAATTACTTCTAATGGAGCTTTCACCTCAACAGGTGCAGCTACATTTTCAAGTACCATCAATGCAACTGGCGAAACAACTGTAGATGGATTCACTGAAGGAGGTGGAACAGTAACAGTCACACCGGTGACTACATCTGTAACTCTTACACAAGCAAACTTGCTTGCCGGTAATATTATTACATTTACTGCTTCATCAACACAGGGAGTTTTAACTGTAACTCTTCCTGCTACCTCAACCATGACAACTCTCTTGGCCTCAGACGGGGACACAAGAAGTTGGATGATTGAAAATCCATTTACCGCCGCAGCTACGACTACAACTCTGGCTGCTGGTACAGGAATTGATCTTCAAGAACCAGACGGGCAAAACGTAGTAGTTGGAATCAACAACTACGCATGGCTGACATGTTTCAGAGAAGCGAGTACCGATGTGGTATGTCGTGTTGACGAAACAATTCCAGCTGACTAACCTCTGTAGTGCCTCTGATTCGTCGGGGGCATTATCAGGGATTAGTCCCGAGCATTATTAATTAATAGAATAAATATGGACGCATACAAATATATTGCAACTGCTACTACTACAGATGTATTTAGTGGACCTGGTACTCTAAAAGCAATCATTCTAACTGAAACAGCGGCTGGAGCAATTACTGTCTATGATGAAGAAACGGGAGGAACAACTAATATCGCTGCACTCTTAAAGGCTTCTATTGTTGAAGGTGTATATGAGTTTGGTGATAAAGGTATTTCACTTAGTCAAGGTCTACAAATAGTCACAGCTGGTGCTAGTAAGTTGACAGTTGTGTATAATAGAGGTTAGTAAATATGTCTTACACCATCAATAATTTAGAAGACCACTTGGTAGGAATGGGGCATGGTGGCTCGCTTGCTAAAATTCGTAATAAGTATGCTCTCTATGAACGAGCCGCAAACAACATGCGAAGTAAGATTGATGTTGTAAATACTATTAAGACTAGCGCACTGACTCAAGCGATTCATGATGAACAGTTTACCTACTCAGTACCATCTGATTACGGTAAAATAATCGATTTATATCCTTCAGGTAAGCGCACTAATCAGGACTTTGCTCGGAGAACTAACGGAGTGACCGCTTCACTTTTAAAACAAGTAAAGAATAAGGTAGTAGCAGTCGAGAGCCGTGATGGCGCTCGGGTACTACTGATTGACTGGGCTGGTAAATCAGCTAAGACACTAGCCTCACTGAACACTGTGGACAGTTGGGCTGCGGTTGGTTCAGCGGCTAACATTGCGCTTGATACTCTATACGGTATCTCAGGTGGCAAGTCAGTTAAGTTTGATGTCGTCGCTACTGGTGACGGTCTTAAGAACACTGCTCTGACAGCCTTAGACTTATCAGACTGGGACGAACAAGCCGACTTCTTCGCTTATGTATACTTCGGTGACATTACAAATCTTACCTCGATAACTGCTCGGTGGGGTAATGATGTAACAACTGCTTACTGGGAGTCAGTAGCACAAACTACTCAAGCTGACGGTACAGCGTTTCAAATCGGTTGGAACTTACTTAAGTTCTCATGGGCTGCGGCAACCGAAACAGGTACAGTTGATCCGGCTGCGATTGACTCATTTCAGATTGCTATCACTGCGGCTGGAGCTATTTCAAATGTCCGACTAGACAATGTGACTGTCTCACTTGGTAGTATTTTTGAGATGAAGTACTACAGTGCTTATATGTTTAAAAACGCAGCTGGTACATGGATTCGACAGCCGACCATTGATACAGATCAAATTATGGTTGAAGATATAGGTTTTAATATCTTTGCCTATGAGTGTCTAATGGCTATGGCACAACAAATGGAGGGTGCTGATAGTGGTTTTGATATTCAATTCGCTATTACAGCCTTGAATGGTCAACCAACATCGGGCGATTCTGCTCAGCGAGTTGGTTTATACTCGCGGTATCGTAAAGAATACCCTGGAATGAGTAAGCGTACCGTACAGAATTATTACAAACTATGATTAAATTTGATACAGTTGACGAGACACTAGCTTATATAACAGCCGAGAATCAGACAAATACTGATGTTCGGAATTTAGTGGCAGGTTCTCGCAATGTATTAATTGACCAGACTCGTAAAGTTAGCACTAGAAAAGGGAATACTTTGTATCGAGGTGGTGACGCTACTTTGAATAAGGTACAAAATGCAGTCACTTGGAACAACTCAACTGGTGGTGAGCTAACAGTGCGAGCTATTAACGGTGCTTTACAGGTAGATTTAGCTACAGTAGGTAGTACAGCGGTTGATGCTTTCAAGCAAGTGATAAGCGGACTCAGTACCACAACTAAACCACGCTTTGCGCCCTGGTTCGATGCTACAGAGAACCTTGACTTGCTACTATTCGTCTGGGGTGATGATAATACCTACGCTTGGGGAGGCTGTGTGGCGGTAGTTGACTCAGTAACGGCTACTACTATTACAAAAGAGGGAACTAATACTTGGGCTGAAGATAGAGCGTTGGCAACAGGTAATAAAGTGTTAGTAAATGTTCGAACTGGTACTGAATATACCTATACGGGTGGTGAAAGTACTGTTACTTTAACCGGTATCGCTGATACTACAGGCATTGTTGCTGGTGATGTCTTGGTACAAAAGGTTATAACTACTACTGACAAGCCAGAAGCGGATAGAATCAATAACACTATTTATGTATTTGAAAATCAAGCTTGTATAGGATCTGATACAGATGAGGAAGTTTGGATATCAAAAAATACTTCTTATAGTACATTCACTTATTCTTCACCACGAGTCGCTGGCGAGGGTGCTTTGTTCACACTAGACGACTCAGTGAAAGGTTTTGGTGAATTAGAGGACTCTTTGATTATATTTGCTGGTAGAAGCTCGATTTATCAAGCTACACCACAGGATATTACCGTTGGTAGTACTCTAGCGGAGACATTTAAGGTTAAAAAGTATCAGACTGGTATCGGTCAGAGCGCTCAAAATCAAGAGGTGATTCAAAATATTGGAAATAGACTAGTTTACCTATCATTTGAGCCGTCAGTGAGAGAATTACCATCGCCTTCAGCTATTCAAGGGGGGAGGGACCCGAGAACACTGTCAAATCCAATTAAGCCAGATTTTGACGCTGAGACTTGGACTGACGCAGCCTCTTTATGGCATAAGAACGCTTACTACCTAACAGCGCCTACTACCGGACGTTTATATATACTCCAATATCGAGAAGATGCAGATGGTAAGCTCCGCCGATTCTGGCAACCGCCTCAGACTATGTTCATTAGTGCTATGACTCCGATAAATGACCTACTTTACGGCCATTCATCGGTAGTATCTGAGTCTTACCGTATGTTTGACCCTGATGCTTACAGTGACCGCAATAGTGATGATGATAAGATTGCTATAAAATGTGTAGCTAAGTTTGCTTATCGTAATTATCAAAATCGAGTAGCTTTAAAGAACTTTGATGAGTACTTTGTCGAGGGTGAAATTAGCGCATCTACTGATTTATTGCTTACTTTGTTGTACGAGTATGGTGGTAACTTACAACAGATTGAAAAGACTATTGAAGGTTCTGATAACGATATTCTACTTGAAACACTACTCAATACCTCACTAGGGCAACAACCGCTAGGGCAACAACCTCTAGGAGGTTCTACTAATGCGCCTGGTGATGCAGCTAAGTTCAGAGTTATCTTCGAACAAGCGAAAGAGGACTTTGTGGAAATGCAAGATACTTACGAGACGGATGCTGTAGATAAGTTCTGGTCAATTATTAGTCGAGGTTCAAATGCCCAGTTGTCAAGTAGGCAGAACGTACCAATTAAAAAATAAGTGTTATTATATAAATATGAAAAAGCATCTTCTATACATCGGATTAGTTATTATCCTAGCTCTAGGAGTATTTAGTTTTACTGCTAATAATGAACCGTCTTTCGGTACAGACGCAGTAACTCCGATTGCCGGTCAGACTTACTCACTAGCTGGTTCTGGTTTGTCATCTAGTGCTACTAGTTTCACCCTTACGTCGTTCACCATCCCTCAAAATGGTTACGCTATACAAGACTCTGACCTGTCTACGACATTTTATATTACTTTTGAACCAGGCTCACGCTCACGGCAAGAGATTGCATCATGTACTACTGTAGGCACTAATACGGGGGGTAACGTAACCATCTCTGGTTGTACTAGAGGTCTTTCGCCAGTAACTCCGTATACAGCATCTAGCTCACTCAAGTTCGCTCACTCTGGTGGTTCGTCGGTTATCTTTTCTAACCCACCACAGTTGTATAACCAAGCAGCGTTTAAAGATAACGATGAGACTATAACTGGTTCTTGGCTGTTCCCGACACCACTTAGTGATACTAACCCTGCCACTAAGTCATATGTAGACGGTATCGTAACAGCTGGTTCTATTTCAAACGATAGACTCATTGTAGCTGGTACAGCTGGTGACACATTAGCGACAAGTACACTAGTTTACTTCGATGGTTCTGACCAAGAATGGAAGAAGGTTGATGTTGATACATCTAGCACTTACCAAGATAAGTTCATTGGACTTACTCAAGGTGCTGGTGTTGACGCTGGGGCAATCTCTGGCGGTGTCTTACTAAAAGGCCGTGACACTACTCAAACAGGCTTAACGGCTGGTAGTACTTACTATGCCTCGTCAACAGCTGGAGCAGTTGATACCACTAGCTCAGCACAACCGATTGGAGTAGCTGAGGATACTAATGTATTTTACTTTGACCCGGTTTTAGTTGATGTGGTTCATGAAGGCTGGGATAATACCTTTACAGGGGCTAATACTTTTACAGCTGGCGTAACCACTTTCGATGAAAGTATAACTGGCCATGCTAGTACCTCAGTACATGTATATACATCTACTGACACTTGGACTAAACAAGATGGTCTTGAATACATTATCGTTGAAGTACAAGGAGCTGGAGGTGATGGTGCGACTGACGGTGGTGGTGGTGGAGGTGGCGGATATGCAAAAGAACTATTAACAGCTGATGATTTGTCAGGTACAACGTCTGTTGCTATTACTGTCGGAACCGCTGGCCTTGGTTCTGGTAATACATCTTTTGGATCATTTACTATAGGCGGTAATGGCGCAGATGCTGCAGGTGATACTGGTGGTGCTGGTGGTACAGCATCGGGTGGTGATTTAAATATAGATGGACAAACAGGAGATAGTGGTGACGGTGGTGCTGGTGGCGGTTCTGTCTTGGGAAGCGGCGGCGGTAATTCTAACGATGGTAGTACATCCGCTGTGAATAGTGGACACGCTGCAGGAGGCTACGGTGGTGGTGGTGGAGGTGGAGCACCAGCTAGTGACGGTGATCCTTCTGGGGGTGGAGGTGGCTCAGGTAAAGTTGGAGTCGTAATCGTAACTGAATACTACTAACATGCCAATAAACTTAAAAGAAATAGTAAACAAAGAAGTACAGAAAAATCCTAATCCGGTTGGCTTTACAGCTATTCCTGGTTCAGCTCAGCTAGCTGGAACTACTGGACAGATTGCGCCATCGTCTGAGCCAGCGCTTATTTCTTCAGCGCAAGGGGCTAAATTGGTGACTAAAAAACAGGACCAGCTAGCTAGTCTTAAAGGTGAACCATTAACACCAGAGCAAACGACAGAATATGACAAAGGTGCTGCATTGTTAGAAAAAGCAAAAGGTGTTACTGAAAATAAAGACTTCGCTACTTATGTTAACCCAGCGACAGGGCAAGAAACTACCCTACGTGGTGATGCTCTTTCTGGTGAGGCTGCTAAAGACCTTGAGGCGAAAGGCTTTCAAGTAGTTGAGTCTGATGTGTCTGGTGGTGGCGCTTCGAAGTCTAGTGAAGATATGAAAACGGCTAAAACACAACTTGACTCTATGATGGCTCAGTTAGAAGGTACTGCTATCTCTAGTAAAGAACTGAGACAGCAAATTTCTCGTATTAAAGGAGTCTATAATAGTCGTATCGCTGCAATGGAGCGTATCAACCAACGGCGTGAAGCGACTCTTAATACTTTAGGCGTTCGATTAGGTTCTCGTTACACTGGTGGTACTTTTGACTCAATCGTTTCTGAAGAAGAGCGACAAGGGCAGTCACGAGTATTAGAGGTTGAAGCTGAGATGTTAGCAACAATTCAAGATGCTGAGAGCGCTGCTAAAGAGCAGAATTATAGTCTGTTTACTAAATTAGTAGATGAAGCTCAAGAGCAATATGATAAGAAACAAGAAGCATATAACGACCTAGAAGCAGCGCAAAAGAAAGCTGATGAAGAACTTAAGGCAGAGACTAAGTTGGTTGAAAGCCAAGCGTCTATTATTGAGCAGATTCAAGCTGGTACCAAAGATCCATTTGAAATATTTACAGCTCTAGGAGGTGATGTGCCTTACGATGTGATTAAGGAGATTACTGATACTATACCAAAGCCTGAAGATCCAACTAAACCAGTTACCCTCGGTAGTGCTGACTTGCTGGTTAATCCGGTAACAGGTGAAGTCATCGCGCGTGGTAGTAAGGTAGGAGGTGCTGGCGGCTCAGTAGGTAACGCTACTGGCTTTGGAACATCGCCAGTATCAGTTGGCAATCCTAGTATGGAAGGTCTTGGTACTACTTATGAAAATTCTACTGTTGAAGCTCAGTTACAGATTGACGACATTGTTAATGGGCTACCAACACAGTTGATCAACAACGTGGCTGAAATTCCTCGCTGGCGTGAGGCTGTACGTAAACAAATGCAAGCTGGTTACACCCCACAGCAAGTGATTGACAAACTATCTGGTTTCAGACTCTTTGAGGGTGCTGATAAAGGTCTTGGTACTACGTTCTTTAATCTTATGACTGGTACTGATATGGCACCACAAGACTTATCGTCACTAATGAACCGTGGCGCTGTTGAACAAGCTATGACTACTGTAGAAAATGCTCAACTAAGTGGTGTTAAGTCATTCTTTGCTGATACTGATAAGGCTCGTAGCACCGTTAAACAGGCAGATCAAGTATTGAAATTATTGAATGATCCATCTTTCCCTAAAGATAAGTTAGGTGCTTTTGATGGGCGAGTATTTAAACTAAATCGACAAGTTACACCTAAAGAGCAAGTTAAAGTACAACAATTAGAATCTGCTCTAAACTTATTAAATGCACCGATTCGAGTTGAGATTGTAGGAACAGCTGCTACTGAAGCTGAGATGGGTAAGATTACTGGCTTTCAAGCTGATGTGCTAGACCAGCCAGAAATAGTGTTATCTAAGGTAACAGACTTGCGCGATTCAGTACTTCGTTTCCACAATGAAGCTCGCTCACAACGTGGCTTACCTCAAGTAGATAACAATCAGTTGATTGATAATAAGAAGCGTCTTGAGTTGTATAAATCAATCAGTGGTGAGGAAAAGAAAGCAGTATCTTCACAGATGAACAACACTGATTTCCTTTCAACTGGCAACTGGGAAGGTAGTACGCCAACAGTTAAATCAGAGGCAGATAATAAGGACTTCTTTAATGGTTTATAATCAATAATATGCAACCTAACACACGAGACAAACTAGCGCAGATGGGAGATGTTAAAGCTAATTCAGCTAAACTATCTAAAGCTATTGATTTTGCTAAAAAGAATCCTGATCATCCTGACGCAGTAGAACTACGTCGCCGACTAGAGCGAGGGATGTTTAATGTGGAGTTACAGTCACTAGGCAAGAAGCCATTTCCAGTACAACAGCCTAAGATAGATTTAAGCAAGGCGATGGCTAGTGTGCAGCAAAAACCTGGGTTACAGACTATGATTCCAGAACCGCCAAAGCAAGCTAGTGTTGCTGGTTTTGATGTTGATTTGACGAAGAAAGGATTTCAAGAACGTGGGCAAGATGTAAAAGAAACACTATATGGTGTTGGGGAACAATTAGTGACTGGAGCTAAAGAAGCTTATGACATTGCTACTGATGATGATTTCACTCTAGCGCAAAAGTTTATGGGTGTATTAGGTGCCGGTGCCAGTGCTGTCTCAGGAGCCGCAGGTGAAGTTTTTGTCGGTGCAGGTAAGATTGCCCTTACTCAAGAAGCTGAAGAAAAACTGGGTAAATTAGTACGAGAAGCAGCTACTGCTGCTACTGAGTCTGATATTGGTCGTTTTGTTATACCTAAAGTGACAGAATGGTACGAGTCATTAGATAAAAATGATAAGTTGTTCGTTGATTCTGTTGGTGGTATGGCAGCATTTATGACTGAGATGTTTGGTGTTGGTAAAGCTAAAAAACCAGTACAAGAAGCTATACGAGAAACTGCGAAAGTGGCTGAAGAAGTGGCACCGGTAGTTAAAGAAGGTTTTGAGCAAGCTGGAGAAGCGGTGGTTGATACTGGTAAATATGTTGCTGGCAGAACTCAAAAGATGTTAACACCATCAGCTGAAGAAGTTGCTAAACGTATTGATGAAGCAACAGCCCGTATTGTTCAAGGTACACCAGAAGATATCGCCACAGCACGAAAAGCACTACAACAAATTGATACTAAAGGAGTTGAAACATACGCTGATTTAAATGTAGTTATTAGTGACAATATCAAAACTTTGTCAAGAAAAGTCGATACTGAGTTGGATAAGTACCCTGAACCAATTAAGGCTGATCAATTGAGCCTCTATCAAAAAGCTGGTCAAGAGACTGTCGCTACGACTCCAGTACAAGATGCTATCGACGGTTTGGCCGAGGCTTACACTAAATCTGGTGAAGCTGTACAAGCTGCTAGAGTTCGACAGTTAAGAACAAAACTAGATACAGAGGGTCTGACTCTTAAAGAGATTAACAACCTCGCTCGTGAATATGGTATTGAGTACAAAGATCGTGCTTTCTCCAAACTGGGTGACCCTAAGCCTGGTTATAACGCTGAATCTTTCGAGAATATACGGAAAGGACTGAAACAAGTAACTCGTGATCGTATGCCGGACGAAGTAACTCGTGAATTAGACTCACAGCTTAGTTCTCTTTATAGTACGAAAGTTTTGACTGACAAGATGGAAACTAATGTACAGAAACTATACCAAAAGATTAAGAATCGAACTCTAGCGCAAAAGGTAGGAGGTGCGGCTGCTGATATTGTTGATCTTGCTACATTTGGTACCCTTCGTGGTTTTGTACAAAAACTATTACCATCTAATGTAGGTCTTAAAACAGCCAACTCACTAGACCTTGAAAAAGAACTAGTAAAGAATCTTAAGACTATTGAGCGATTAAATAAGATTGAAGATCCTGAAGCTTTCGCTAAGGCTTTTGAAAAGTATATAAATGAGGATATATCACCAGGTATGATTATAGGTTCAACCGTCACTCCGGCTAAAATAGGTAAAAAACTAACCGAGCCAGAATTTGACTTGATGGCTGATGCTATTGTTGACCTTCGTACAGCAAGATTAAATCCTGACTTTAACGACATGCTTAAGAAGCACGGTCTGACCAACGCTGAGGATGATGAGCTGGTTAAGTTTATGAAAGAGGCAACAGATCAGTTTGAAACGCCGGAAGGGTCTTTTTAACCAAACCCCCACTGAACCATCTTAACCGCCAAACCGCCAATAACGAACACCCAGAGGATAGGGAAAGTGTAGAGTAAAAAGCCTAACACACAAAGTAGCATGATTAGACCACAAATACCGGCAAGGAAATGCACAACATCTTCGAAGAAATATCTCATATCCCTAAACAATACATGCTATACTAATTAAGTCAATATGTCATTAAAAACACAAATTCTCAAGCGTAAACTAGCCAAGACATCGAATCCAATGGAGATGTTCGTGGCTCAGAACCTGTACTCTGTGCTAGAAGATCTAGTTAAGGCTGAGCATGAGAATAATGCGGAAAAGGTCAGTCAGTTGACTGACCAACTAGCTAATAATCTTAATACTTACAGTGAGGAGCTTAAAAAGGTGCTAGATAACCATAAGAATGCCGCTATTGCGCGGTTAACTAGTACTGAAAAAGACTTAAAAACAGTTGGTTCTTCGGTTGAATCTAATCTTAATAACACTGTATCTGAATTAGAGCTTAAAGTGCGTAAAACTGTAGATGGTTTTAATCAAACGGTAGCAACTATCACTAGTAATCTCGAAAAGCTACGTGGTCCACAAGGTATCGCCGGCAAGCCAGGAACTAATGGTACTAATGGTTCACCTGATACAGCTGAGCAAGTAGTGGCTAAGGTGAATAAAGCTAAAGGGGTAAAGATGTCAGCTATTGATGGCCTACAAGAAGAACTGCGAGTAGCTAAGAAGTCTGGTGGAGGTGGTAAGTCAGGTGGTGGTATGGGTAATGTTCAACATGAGGTTAAGAATGTTGGTAGTGCTACTGCTAGTTTCACTATAAATTATAAGGTAGCTGCCGGAGGTAACGCCGCTTGGTTGCGGTATCAAGGTCAGATGTTGGTATTCGGTACTGATTACACAATCAGTGGTACTACCGTAACGTTATTATTCACACCAGTTGACAGCACTTATGTCGACTGTACTTATATCAGAGGTTAATATGAAACAAATAATCGCATTTTTAATCGGAATCATACTACCTATAGCTGGGTTCTTCTTTTTAAACAACCAAGAAGATAGTCCAGCTGTAGGAGCTACAGCGCGTGAGTTCGTTTCGTATCAACTAGCATCTAGTCCAGTAAATGGTAAATGTCTTTACACTAATGGTACCACCAATTACTGGGACACTTGTGGCGCTGGCGGCTCCTCTCTCCACGTAGACGGTGGTGGCTATGTCTACCCACAGACAGGGGATTACCACAGTGCGCCTTATTATGTGGCTACCTCAACAGCCTCTTCTACCTTTGCCGGTGAAGTGGTTATGAGTGACTCTCTTACCCTAGAAGCTGGCGTTCCAACTTTAGTTTTTGACGATACTCACCCTACCCATGATAAATACCGTATCAGAGTAGACGACGACAAGTTTTCATTTTCCGCTGGCGCTCCGTCTGTCACT